CATCAGACCAAGAATTGAGAATGCTAGAAGGCGCAAGACGCATTGTTGGCATACTCGACAGACGTTCAAAATCTATCACAAAGGGCAATTAAAATGGCAATGTATAAAGACATAACAGCCCCTCTTGGCAATCGACCCAAAAAACCAAGCACTTAAGGATTAAACATGAGTGAAGAAGCAACTGCCAATGCACCTACCCCAAATACAATGTTTCAAGGCGGGGAAAACCCTTCGCAAGAAGGCATGGAAGCACAAGTAACAACGGAGCGACCCGATTGGCTATTAGAAAAATTCAATTCTTCAGATGACCAAGCCAAAGCGTACAACGAGCTATATGGTGCATATAGCAAAAAGACAGAAGACTTACGTGAAGAAATCAAGGCCGAGAGCTTGGCTAGTTACGGTGAGTCGGTCGGTGTTCCAGAAAGCGCAGGGGATTATGCGTACCCAGAAGGCTTTGAAGCCCCCGATGAAGTAACCGATACTGCGTTTCGTGATTGGGCCAAGCAAAACAATGTTGGAACAAGTGCTTTTGAAAGTTTAGTCAAAGACGTTTACGGCAAAACTCAAGCTAACTTTGAAGTTGAATATGGCAAACTGGGCGAAAGCGCGGACGTTCGAATTAACTCAGTTAACAATTGGGTTAATAAAAACGTAGACGAAAAGCATTATGGTGAAGTTTCTAAGCTTATGCAGACAGCCCAAGGCGTAGAGTTTTTTGAAACTATAATGAACAAAACAAGATCCGCTGGATTTGCGCCAGAAACTAATGGAATAACTACAAGCAATAGTCCTCTTAGTCGTGAAGCTATACGGGAATTGCAATCAGATCCGCGGTTTGGCGAAAACTCGGAATATACAGCTATGGTTCGCAAGCAATGGCAGCAATTTGTTGACCAAGGTTGAATTACTACCCAGCACTAGGGCCGATCTTCGAAATCTGTTTCGACACATGCGCCCTAGTGACATTCGAGAAATGCACATAAACGAATTAAGCTTTAAGTCGGATATTCGTATGGCAATGATGGCTGACTTTGATCAGAATGATTGCTGGACGCTATGGATTAATGACGAAATTGCTTGTCTTGGAGGCATTGCTCCACACCCAATAGATCCTAGATGCGGCGTGATTTGGCTTCTTGGAACTAAGCTGGCAGATATTTATTGGCGAGAAATGACACGATTTTGCAGAAGATTTATAGATCTTAATCGGACGTATCTAGTTATTGGAAATATACTGCCCAGTACAGAAAAAAAACGAATGAAATGGTTATTGCATCTAGGATTTGACATAGCGCCTGAAAAAGCAGAGTTTAGCGGCGTGGATTATGTGCGTTTCGAAATGCTCTGTCCAGATGCGGCCCCAAAGACTGAACATGGCTCCGTAATGGAATACCCGTGATTTAAGTTGGAGGAACAACCGATGTTCCCTAATTTAAACTCATGGAGTAGTCAAAATGGCTTCAACAATCGACGTAGCATTTATTGAAGAATATAATGCCGATGTTCACCTGCAATACCGTCAAATGGGATCGCGTCTTGCAAGCACAACCCGCAAAGGGACAGTGCAAGCTAAATCAGTAATTTTCCAAGTATTTGGATCGCTGGCAGCGCAAAGCAAAACTCGGAATGCTGAACACACGTTCATCGACCCGACACACACAAAAGTAACAGCCAACATGACTGATTACTACGTGCCAACCCTTGTTGATGATCTTGATTTGCTCAAGCTAAACATTGACGAGAAACGCGCACATTCGGCTGCACATGTTGCTGCGCTTGGCAAAAAGACAGATGAAGTTCTTTTGGCCGCTATGACTTCTGGCGCAAACGCAACAGATCTTGGTGACAATACTGGGGTTTGGGATTTTGACACTGCAATGTCTGTGATGACAACTTTCACAGTCAACGAAGTGCCAGATGACGGAAACCGTTTCTGTGCAATGCACCCGTATGCTTGGGCTGAGTTCCTTAAAGTTCCTGAGTTTGCCAATGCTGATTATGTCAGTGCTGAAAACTTGCCATTCAAAGGCCCGATTACGGCTAAGTTTTGGATGGGAACGCTTTGGATGCCAATGCCAAATATTGAGCACGGTACGGCTGGCACTAACATTGCGACCAACATGGCATGGCACCGTTCTGCTGTAGGCCACGGTGTAAACTCAGAAATTAATACAATCTGGGATTACGAAAACACCCGTTCGGCTTACTCAGCGGTTTCAAGCATGTCGCTTGGCGCAGCAGTTATTGAAGACACTGGTTGTTACAAGGTTTCTACCTTGTCACCTGCGCCTTCCTAACTTGTTTAGGTCAGTTTTGGTGGCAGACTAATCTGGCTTAACACTAGGCCGACCCTCTTTCTCCCAAGGGTCGGCCTTTCATAAAACGAGGTGTAAATGTCAGTTTCTCCACTTTCAGTTTCTAATTCGTCTTTAAAAGTTATGAATGCCGCATTGGCGCAAATTGGCGTTGAAGAAATCACTTCATTCTCAGACAGTACGCAACAAGCAAAAGTCGGCAATAGATTGTTTGCTGACATTTTAGAAAACGCGTTAGCTTCATATCCTTGGCGGTTTGCCAGAGATAGAGTTATTCTTGTTAGAAACGTAACTACAGCACCACCGCCTTGGACGGGATGCTACACAATTCCAAACAGCACAGTAACGCTTTTGACGGTTTATGAAAATGATCACGTATGCAGCTTTGATCGTTTCGGAACAAACATCGTCGTAAATGCTGATGCAAATTCAACATCTGTTTTTGCCGCCGAGATTACAGCCAGTGTAACCCCTGATTTATGGTCAGGCGCATTTCGCAGAGCGTTTATATTACAACTTGCTGCGTCAATAGCGATGCCAATTACACAAGATGAACAAACGGCAGGGTTCTTAAACCAAGAAGCAGAGCGCATGATGCTTCGCGCCAGATCAAGAGATGCACAAGGCAGAACACCATCACGGCTTGACACTAAAATGTTTGTCAAAGCGCGCAGAACGCATCGGATGTAATAATGGCAAAACTTCAAGACTTTCGGTCTGATTTTAGAAAAGGCCGCACAGGAACTGGTCTTAGAGTTCGCCAAGACGTTAAGGCTTATTCATCATCGGTTAAAGAAGCTTTAAACATGATGGTTTTATCTGACGGCAGAATAGGCCGCAGATGGGGAACAGAAATACAATTAGGTCTTTCAGCAGACACAAGGCTTGAAACTTGGGATTTTGCCGAGGGCAATCTTACGCAGTTTTTGCTATTGTTTTCAGATGCAGAACTTAAAATATTTGATGCTAATTTTTCGCTAAGAGCGACATTTACAAGTCAGCCTTGGACGGCTTCAACAAAAGATTTTCTGTCAGTAACAGCAGAACGAACTTCGCTTGTAATTACAGACGAAAGTTTTATTACTAAAATTGTAAGCTACGACACTGTTACAGCAAGTTTTGCAATATCAGATTTTGCCTTTAAAATATCAGATGACGGGTCAAGAATGTATGCCCCGTTTTTTGATCATGTTGGCGGGGGAATAACAGCTACTACGTCAATTTATACAGCGGCAGGTTTATCAACAGGATATGCTACCTTTGTAAACCAAGCTAGTGGCGGCAGTGGGGATCTGGCAAACGGAACAGGAACCTTAACAACAGATCAAGACTTTTTTTTAGCGGCACACGTAGGATCAAGATTGCGGCTGCTAGACGGAGAAGTTGAAATAACGGCAATAGCCAGCGCAACATCAGCGTCAATTACAGTTAAAAAAGATCTGGCAAAACGGTTAGATATAAACCCGTTTTTGCAACGCAAATCTTCTAAGTTGCTTGAAGTCAGTTATTTCGATCATAGAATGAAAGTTGGCGATAGCGTATTTTTTGTTGGCATTGCTGACAAAGACAGTTTGCCTTCAATGCTTACTGGCGCACCAAAGCAAGCAACTAGTTCAACAAGTGCAACTTGCGCTGGTTCGCCAACTGCCTACACAATTAAACGAATTATTGACCTAGATTTTTTTGAAATAGAAGCCAATGGCTCTCACACGCCAACAAATGACATTATTACTGGCGGGTCAGATGTTCTGTGTTTTAAGTTTAACGGTTTTACGTCGATTTTAGAGCCAGCATTCTCTGATGCTAGGGGATGGCCCACCTCATGCTGCATTCACGAACGTAGGCTATGGCTGGGCGGCTCTCAAACACTACCAGATGCAATATGGGCCTCTCAGTTTTCTGACTTTAGGAATTTTGATACAGGTGATGGCGGAATAGCAGATGCTATTGCTGGTTATGGAATTGGTAAACAAGCGCGTGTAAGGCACATGATTAGTGGCTACGACTTGCAGGTCTATACTGACACCTCTGAAATATATGTTGCTGGCAGTGATAATGCTGCAATTAGCCAAGCGTCACTTAGGGCAATTACAGCAACAGAAAACGGATGCTCGTACACACAGCCATTTAGATTTGATGGCGGTACTTTTTATGTCGATAAAATTGGATCAAGCATTCGTGAATTTAGCTCAGAAAGCAAAGAAACCGAATATACATCCCTTCCAGTTTCAACAGTAATTACTGATTGGATTAAATCGCCTAAACACACTGCGACATACGCAGGATCAAGTGTGTTTGGTTTTACACCTTATATGTTTTTTACAAAACAAACTGACGGATCGATGTTGTGCCTACATGCAACAAGATCCGATGATAGTTTTGGATGGATGCAATGGAAGTTAGATTACGGAACATTTGAAAGTGTTGCGTCAATTAACTCTCGGCTATTTGCTGTAGCTAAATGCACTCACAACAATACATATTATTTGCTGGAATTTGATAGCCAGTCAGAAAACTATATTACAACAGACTTTAGTGAAAAGTTAACTTCTGGAACAGCAACGTCTTCTTGGACAAGTTTGTTTATTCCTAACAGAACTGTGCAAATTGGCGATGGTTATCGAACACATCAAAACCAAACAATTGCAGCGGATAACACGTTTACTACAGACAGTGCGTTAACTTCCATTAGCATTGGCGATCAAATGTCTTGGAACGTGATTATGCACGCTCCTATAGCCAACACTCAATCTGGATCTCAAATAGGCAAAAAACAAAGATTGGTTTCAGTAGAAATTAACTGGGACGGGGCAACTACTGGGTTTGTGCAAAACCAAGAAGTGATGCTTCAAAGCGATTTTAGTTCAATAGATTTCTCCGCAATCCCAGTGGACGAGTGGCGTCAATATTATGTTGGCATTTGGGATAGAGAACCAAACCTTACTTTAAGCGGAAACAAAATCGGCCAGTTTGGAATGAGAGCTGTGGTGTTAAATGTTTATTTCTAAGGAAACTAAAAATGTGTGATCCGCAAAGCTTTGTATCTGGTGGCTCTGATATACTTGGTGGCTATTTAAAAGCAGACGCCATTAAAACTAAAGCAAACTTTGAAGTTGCTCAACTTGGAGCAATGAAAGTTATGGCATCAGCACAGCAAAGCTCCCAAGAAAGTGAAGTACGCAATAGCATTGCCAATGCTTGGCAAACTAATACGGCTGCAATGGCGTTAAGTGGATTTGGCAATAACAGCTTCGACTCAATCAGCAACGCACAAGTTAAAGATATGAATAAAGGCATTGGCAAAATGGAAGCCAATACAAAATCTCAGCAAGGTAATCTTTCAACCAAAATGGCAGTTACAAATATTGCAGCTAAGCTTGAAGCGTCTATGGCAAAACAAGCTGGCTGGATGTCTGCGGCAAACACGCTTGCTGATGCTTATTCAGATTACCAGAAAAACAACACTAATCCCAAGCTAAATAGCAAAAACGCTAGTCTTAAAAAGATGGGAAAAACATACGAAAAAAGTGGTCGCATGATGGACGATGTAATTGGCAAACGAGCATCTAAATTCCTAGACGGAAAAATAGGTCAGCCTATTGAACGGCGCTTTAAAAGCTTTTTCGACGGAGATAATTAAATGCCAGTTCAAAGAACATATGTTGCAGCTCAAGTTAAAGACACTCGCCAGATAGAACCAGTTGAAGGGTTATCCTCACAAAGCCCTGGTCAATTAATGCAATGGCAAGCTGGAAAGCTGGCTGAAAAAGCGGCGCAAAACGCAGCAGCTATGGCAGTTGTTGCAGAAGATAAAGCAGTAGCATTAGCAAAAGCTGCAATTATTCCTGTAGACATACTTGGAATGCCTAAACCGCCTGATAACGTCACAGAAGAAATGGGCAGTATTGCGCGTAGAACTTGGGACGCCAACATATACGACAGAACAGCCCAGCTATTAAACACAGCAGTAACAAACCAAATAAACGTAGCTGGAAACGATAACCAAGATGATTTGCTTGGATTTGTTGCTGATGTTAATCGACGCGAACAATTACTAAGAAAAGATCTACCACCAGAAATGGAAGGCGCATTTTCTAACGCTTGGTCTAATGCAATTGTTGGTCACGCTGCAAAAATTGGGCATAGAAAAGCTGTTCAAGAAAAGGCTGACAGTGCACAAAGTTTTGAAGGCATGGTTGGTAATTGGACAACCTCAATTAAAGAAGCAGTTTTAACAAATAATCCTCTTGCGCCACAACTTGTTGCTAATGCTGTCTCAATGATTAGAGGCCAGAAAACAACAGTTGTACCGCTTGCAGACCAGCAAAAATACATCAGCAATCTTTACTATGAATTTGGAACTTCTCGCGCATTAAACGACAATAATCGGTTTGATAGTTGGACCGCAGATGCAATAAACGAAATGATTGTTGAGGTTAATTTAGAAGACGCCTCGCCAACAGTAAACTATCGGCCTTTTGTAGAAGAATATTTTCCAAAAATAGATAGTCAAACAGGACTGCCAATAAAGGGCAAAAATGGCAAAAATGAAGTTGATTGGGAAGCATCCGCAAAATTTGTAAACTCGCTTTATCCTTTGTTAAATCAAAAAAGAACGCAAGCAGCAGCGCAATTAAAAACTACTAAATACGGAACAAAAGTTTCAGACGTTATTGCTGGCAATGTAAACAGTACAGACGAAAACAGCGAAATACTTAATCAGGTTGTGGCAAGTGCTACAGGCAGATTAGGGCTTACCCCTGATGATTGGCTGGGTAGGGGCAATAATATAAATGAAGCAGATTTAATTAGCATTATGGCGCAAGCCAAACAATCTGGTTTTTTACCGTCTAGTTTAAGAAAAGCTTACAGGCAGTTAGACAAGCAACAAACGCCAGAAATGTTTGAAGCGCTTTATGACAGCTATCATTATCTTGCAAACGGACCAGTTGGTAGTTCTGGTAATTTTGTTGATATGACTGAAGTAATGTCTGATCGTTCACGAAAAATGTTTGAATTAATTAATGACTTTTCTGAGGATGGAACTCAATTCCGTGACGCTGTAGATCAAGCTGCAATCCGTATGACTACATTAGATGAAACTCAAGAAGCGTGGGAACTTGATAATAAAAGTCAGCTTTCAAAGTTAATTAACGACAGCATAAACAGTGATAGTAGCACTTTCTTAAAAAGTGTAATGGCAACCGTTTTCAACGGACCATTAGGTTACAAACCAAGTTTGTATTCTGAGCAATTATCAGACCCAGATTGGGTAAGAGCAAATCCAAACAAAGCAATGAAGCTTATTGTTAGAAACGAATTGTTTTCGGATGATGATGTTAATGTAGGAATGAAAGAACTGGATGACGCAACTAGAATATTCGAAGTTCACTTACGAGATCAGTTGCAAGGAATGAACCCAAACTGGGACAACCCGTTTAAGACAGCAATGGAATTAACAGAAGCGTCTATGAGTGGTCGTTTTGTAGATACTGAATACATGAATGGCAGAAGCGCTGCCGCGCCAGAAAAACATTATAGAGCCGTACCTCCGTTAACTTACATGGAGACAATAACTAAATGGGGGAAAATGGCTAAAGGCCTTGGCTTTAAAGGATTAGAAATAGCAAACCCAGCAGGAGTGTTTAGATTTCTAAACTTCTTTGGCACAGGGCCAAATCCAAATAGCAATTGGGCAACTATGGAACTTGGAGCAGATAAATACATTGCTTCAACGCAAGATCCGTTTGCTTTAATTGCAAATGAAAAAATAAACGAATTATTAGCCAATGGCGCATATCCAGTGGGTATGAAGGGTGGAGCGTTTTCTCTAAATTTAGATGCTGGATTAAACAGATTTAACAGAGAATTTTTAAGAGGCGGCAAAGATTACATTTTAGTTCCTAATCCAGATACAGGCAAAAATGACACAAGACCAACTTACAGAGTTATGATGGATAACGGTGAACGCGGTCTTCAATTTGTTGTAGATCCAAATACAGACCAGCCGTACGTTTTAGATGTTCGTCCTGAGTTTGACGCAATGAACAAAGCATATGAAGAAGCCAAATTAGGTTTGGCATATGCTGAGCAAGCTGCACAGCAACAAAGCACCGCAGACATAGAAAACGGAGACGAGCCTTTGTCTGCGGAACTACAGCTTTATGATTATTTTCTTAAGCTTGGATATGAAATGGGCATAGATAAAAACGGTATAAAACTCCTTCCAAATGCTCCCAGTTTAAATAAACCAGAAACATAGGGGCAAGACATGAAAAATATAGGCCCTTTGTTAGAAATGATCCGCAATCTTGAGGGTCGAAATAGCTACGACACTTGGAATGATCAAACTAAATTTAGAGGCAATAAGCCTTTAACGCAAATGACTGTTGCAGAAGTTTTAGCTCAGCAAAGAGAAAACTTTAAGCTTCCTAAAGCACAGCAATTTACTGCGGCTGGCGTTTATCAAATGACCTATCGAACCCTGCTTGAAGAAGTTAACAAAGTTACTTCTGGGGTTAAACAAAGCGATTTGTTTAATCAGGAAACTCAAGACAAGCTGGCTCTTTCCAGACTGAAATACAGAGGCTTGGACAAATGGGATATGGGCCTAATCTCGGACGAAAAGTTTGGCAACAATGTTGCAATGGAATGGGCTGCACTTCCTGTACTGCAAGACACTTATAGAATTTATAAGGGCAAAAGAACATTTGTTCCTAAAGGCACTGGTTATTACAACGGCGTTGGATCTAACAAAGAAGGCACTTCGGTTTCTGCTTTCTTAGGTGCAATTCAAGGAAATGGACAACCATTTCAAAAGACAGAAAGCCCTCACAACGAAAATAAAATAAAAACAGCATTAAGTCCTCAAGGAGAGCCAGAAGTAAGCTCACAATCAAACAAGCTTGCAAGTGGTTATGGACAAGTTGTTGAAGACAACACAGATAAAACAGCACGGCAATATTCTACAAATAGATATTTGCCTACAGATAAAGTTGAAACGAACGTAGTTAAGCCAGTTCCTTACTCAGCCCCATCATATGACGATAGCAAAAAGCTTTTGCTTAAAGAGGCTGCTGAGGGAAACAGAATAGATCCTGATTATAAACGCATCGAAGGAGAAGGCGGTGGAGCGCAAGCAAGTTCTGGCAGACTATCAGCGTTTAATGACGAGTTTTACGACAGCTTGTTAACCAATTTAATTACAGGCCCAAAAGCAAGTAATTACGATTTAGATCCTAAGTTTGATCCGATACAAACGGCAATAGATCGCGGTCATACAAAGTACGCTGGTTTTTTAAACCAAGCTAGAAACGAAGAACATTACACTGCGCTTGAAGAAGTTATTGCAGAAGGCATTGCAAAAAACAGAAGACGCGCAGTAAGCAATCACACCGCCTCAGCTTTTATGGGTGGCATGGCAAACCCTGATAGTCTTGCAACAATGTTACTTCCAGCTGGAATGATTGTTTCAGCTTCTATGAAAACTGGCGTAAACGCGGCTCGCTCATTTGTTGGTGGATCAGCAATTGGTTTAGCAACAGAAACAGCTATTGAGCTTAATCGTGCTGACACTGATCCTATGTCTACACCAGAAGAAAGCATGTTACGCATTGGCGCAACAACACTGTTTTCTGGAATGTTAGTAGGAACTATTGGCGGTTTAGTTGCTCGAAATATGCGTAAAAATCTCCTTGATGATATGATGATGGAGATAGCTGCAACAAAGCCAAACACTAGCGTTTTTGATGCAGGTAACGGACAAAGCCTAGTAGTAAGAATGGTTCAAACAAATGATCAAATAGATTGGTCAAAGTCTCCATCTGGCGTTTACAGAATGGGCGATGAACTTGTTGTAAACGAGCAAATATTATCTGCGCGTGTCAAAGCAAAACAGGCATTGCCAAAACTGTTTGGTGACGAAGTAAGCTATAATGAATTGCTTGAATATGAACTTGCCAAAGCAGCGTCTATTCATCGCAAGACAAGAGCAGCAAGAACAGTATCAGAAGTTAAGCGACCCAGAGGGATAAGCAAACAGCGTTATGCAAAGCTAGAAGAATATGCTGAAACAGCAGCAAACAGTAACAATGCAGCTGGTCAGATTAGGGGAAGCTTACAAGCTAAAAAAGGCAAGAAAGCCGAAAAAGAATTAGATATTTTTAATAGGTTACTTGCTAATAAAAAAGCAGAGCAACTTAATCAAAAGACTGCGGCTAGAAAAGCGCAGGAAGCAGAAGATTTAAAAAGCGCCCAGGCGAATACTAAAGATCCAAGCAATGCCAGAGTGTATGACCGTAAAGGCATGAACACAGCACCTTATCACAAACAAGTAAGTGATGATCTGGATGAACTTCCTTTTGACGATGCTCAACGTATTTCAAGAGAAGCAGAAGAAGATGCAGTAACAGCAGCCGAACGCTACAGGCAGGAAAACAACAAGATCCTTAGTAGCCCTAATATGGAAATGCTGGGTAAGCTGGTTGATAGCCCCTACAAATATATTCACAGAATGTCGTTGCATCCTGACGTTCGTGATTTAGCCGACATACTAGCCAGCGATGGTGGGTTACTTAGAGCATCTGATGGAAGTGGACAAAACATCGGAACGTCCGTGTATTCTGGTAAAAGAGTATGGACAGGGTACATTGATACTATGCTCAGAAAAGAAACTGAGCTTTACGAACGCTATCTTGGATATGACAGCAATCCAGCTATTGCAAATGTCCCGCTTAACAAATCTCTAAGAACAGCAAGAGCTAATGGTCAAAGAGCCATGAGCATGGAAGAATGGCGTGATGCTACTTCCAAAGCACTTATAACTGGCGAAGTTAGCCCCATTTCAGAAATAAACGAAATGGTTGAAGTGTTGCGCGGCACTTACAAAACTTTTGGGGATGCAGCTGAAGAACATGGCATCATTACAACTAAAGCAAATCTTGCTGCACAAATCAGAAATATAGATCAGCAGATTGCAGAACTTGATCCAGACAACTTTGTAGAAATGCCTGACCAGCATGTATTTCATGCAAATGTTTCTGAGATAGATAGGCTGGGTCAAATAAGAGAAAGAGCTCAAAGAGCATTAGACGATGCAGATTTTGAGCCTGATGGTGATTACTTTACTCGCGTCTACAGCATTAACAAAATTCAGCAAAACCGAGAGGCTTTTAAACGTCAAGTAGTTATGCCGTTTATGCGTCAACAGCCAATGATCCAAATATGGCAAGAAGGCCAAATGGAAATAGGCAAGCTGTTAGATGAAGCACTTGCAGAATTAGACAGAATTACGGTGCGGCAAGCAGATAACACTAATCCAGATCTTAACAGAACATTTAGCAGAGCAAGAAATGCTGCGTCCGATAAAGTAAACAAACTTAATCAAAGAATACAAAAAGCCCCAGAAGAATCTCGCTTTGAGTGGATTAAAGCTGATGTAACAGAAGAAGCAGTTTCAAAACGTGCTGACGATTTAATTGATACTATTCTGCAAGAAGCAGAGCCAGCAGATATGGCAACGTATCGTGATCCAAACAGACCGTCATTTGGTAGGCATCGCCAGTTTAATATTCCCAACAGTTACCTTCTTAAAGACGGGCCGAATGGCAACGGCATCGATGACTTTATCAGCACAGATTACGCAATAATTATGAACCTTTATTCTGAGAGAATGGGTCCAGCTATTGAAATGTCTAAAAGATTTGCTCGACCTGCTGATGGAGTAAGCTGGGTCAAAGGCTTTGAAGAAGCCATGAACAAGCTTAGAAATTCTGAGTTAGGTAAGTGGGCTAATGAGAACGTAAGCTTTCCACAAACCAATGCCAGAATAGTAAAAGGTTTTACAAATAGCAGGACAGCAGATGGTCGTTATATGCCAGCTTTTTATAGACGCGACGAAGGGCCAAACGGAACAATCTACATTGACGAAGATTTCTTTGCGAGAAGCTACAATGACAAACCTTGGTTAAACCCAAGAGTTGAAGGTGTTCGGCCTTTGCCTGACGGAGTAATTCGCAGTCCGCAAGATTGGATCAACTTTGTTAAGATCCACGAAATTATGCACACTTTAAAAAAAGCAGAAGATCTAGGTTACTCTCGACCTCTTTCTCCAGAGCATAAAGCTGCATATGAAAACGACATTAACGATTTGGCATTAGATTGGTTTAGTAGATTTTCTAGCGAAGATGGATTTGGCAAGCATTGGAGCGAAATAGAAATGCGCCTTGGTCATTTAAGAGACAGGGCAACAAACCAAGTAAGACGAGATCCTAACAGATGGGATAACAGAACTGCATCTGTTCTTAGAGATTGGTCGCACCTTGTCTTTATGGGTAAATCAGCTTTGTCTGCTATTACAGAATTTGGAATGCTGACCATGACGCACGGAATGCAAAAAACATTTCGAGCCGCGTTTGGGTCAATGGACGCAGATCTTAATGCAGTAATGAGCGCAGGGGTTTTTGAGGGCAGAAAAACAGGCGCAGTAATGGATATTCATTATGGTGCTGCTTTATCTAACTTTGCAGAAACAGGGTTTGAAGCTGCCAAAGTATCAGAGGCAGAAAGACTTTTAAGAATAGGCGCAAACAAGTTCTTCTTGTTTAACGGCTTGGCACCTTTGACTTCTGTAATGAAAGAAATGGATCTTTCTCTGCGTGTCACAGATATGCTGGACAGAATTAAAAGAGTTGAGGCTGGATTAGCCACTAGGGCAGATCACAAATATTTAGATAGGTTTGGAATTTCTAAACGCGATGCAGAGCGCATGGCTCAAGAGCCAATTCAAATGCGAGGCGATGCTGGTTGGTTGGCAAACACAGACATGTGGAGCGATACAGATTTAGTGCATAAGTTTAGAGCAGCTATCGCGCAAGGAAATGAGAATACTATTCTTGCAGCAACAGCAGCAGACAAGCCAATAATTTCAGATGGTGTTGTGTATCTACGCAAAAACCCAACGCTAGATGGATTAGCAGAACAAATGGGTTTTGAAGATGCTGGCGAGTTTTACAAATTAGAAAGCGGTATGTTGAGTTTGCCGTTTACTTTTTGGAACTACGCAATGGCAGCAAGCAATAAGATTTTGTTAGCAGGACTAGATGAACCCAGCAGCCGCAAGCTTGGCGGTATCGCAGCAATCACTGGTTTGGCTTACATGGTTCAAGCAATTAAAACACCGTCAGAAACTTGGGACAAGCTAGACGCTGGGGCTAAACTTCAACGGACAATTAACCAATCAGGTATTCTAGGCGTTCTTCCAGAATACAACGATTTAGTTCAAGGCACGGCTATAGGATTAACTGGTGTAAACCCAATGCCGTGGGAACCAAAATATGGATATTACCCTTCAGCAACAGACGCTTTGTTTAATGCAATGGGGGCTGGTCCGTCTGTGCTTAAAAATGCGGTTGAAGGAATAACAACAGGTGATGCAGATAGTTTACGATGGGCAACGCCTTTAGCTAACTATTATGGAATAGGGCAATTTCTTGAATATGCTTATGATGGAATGGAACGCAACGGGGCTAGATAAAAAAATAGAAATACCTTAACTTTCACAAAAGCGCTCGACTGCCATCGGGACCAGTAAAAGCAGCAGCGCAATGTCTACATATACATCTACACAGACGCCTAGACAGGTAAACTATACAACAACCACAGCATTTGCTGGGCCGTTTAGTATTCCTTTTACTTTTTTAGATGACGATCAAGTTGAGTGCTATGTTAACGGCGTTAAAACAACAGCTTTTGGATTAACTAAATCTTCTGAATATTCTATTGAAGGCAATTCTCTTACTCTTGAAGCGGCAGTTGCAAACAGCACAGTTTCAATCATTTCTAATTCGGGACAAACACGATCAACAACAGACGTCTTTGCTCTTTCTGCTCTAAGCAAAGAAATAGATCAGATTTACTTTGTACTGCAAGAAGTCAAACAGCTTGGAATATATAAAAGCCCGGACGCTACCACGTTCGAGTTTGGGTCTGCTAAACTCACGCGCACAACAGATGCCGTTTTAAACAATGACATTCCAAGATTTTCACAAATTGCCTCTAGTGTTACAGCGGCAGCGGGATCTGCAACGGCAGCTGCAACGTCAGCGTCAAACTCGGCAACAAGTGCAACCGAGTCAGCAACAAGTGCTGGCGAAGCTTTAGCAACTAGAAATGAGCTTTACGGTTTAACGCCCGTAATGAACATATTAAATTACGGATCTACTGGCTATGTAACTTACGATGCTAGTACAGGCAATCTTGATTTATTCTTATCAGAAGGGCCAAACGGCCCAACAGGTCCAGTAGGTCCGACAGGTCCAACAGGCCCGACAGGTTCTACAGGCGCAATAGGCCCAAACGGTGTTCAAGGCTCTCAAGGCATAATTGGTGAAACAGGTTTAACAGGATCTACTGGAGCAACAGGCAATCAAGGCCCGACAGGTTCTACAGGCCCAACGGGATTTCAAGGCCCAACTGGTGATACTGGAGCTACAGGATCTCAAGGACCAACTGGCTCAGTAGGTTCACAAGGATCGCAAGGCTCAACTGGTGATACAGGTTCTACTGGCCCAATTGGACCAACAGGAAATACTGGTCCAGACGGACCACAAGGAACACAAGGTATTCAAGGCCCAGCTGGTGAAACTGGGGCTGCAGGATCTCAAGGTTCACAAGGCTTAACAGGCGTCCAAGGTCCGCAAGGAAGCACAGGCCCAACTGGTGATACAGGTGCAACAGGTTTAACTGGGGCAACTGGCCCACAAGGTCCAGACGGCAATCAAGGTTCAACAGGTCCAACAGGCTTAACGGGCGCAACAGGTGCTATGGGTTCTACGCCTTTAGGCTTGGCTTTTGGTCGTATGCAAATTGATGCGACAACAGGAGTTTTGCAAATGGAATATTACGGATCTGCAAACGACAACGACTTTACAATTAACTCTAATGGCGAATTGTCAGTAAGTACGGTGTAAAAAATGGGTACTATAAATATCGGCAAAGTTAGGTTGTCTTTTGAGGGAACCTATAGCAACTCAACAGCTTATACTGTGCATGACGCCGTGTTTCATTCTGGTGAAACTTATGCTTGCATTTTAGATGCTTCAGCTGGAACAACGCCAAGCAATGCAACTTACTGGCAAAAACTCGTCCAAAAAGGTGCTGACGGATCTAATGGATCTGACGGATCTGATGGAGCAACAGGTTTAACTGGGGCAACAGGGCCAGCGGGACCGCAAGGCACAACAGGCTCACAAGGACCACAGGGTGCAACTGGTGACGATGGCCCAACTGGATTAACAGGATCACAAGGTACAACTGGTGCAACAGGCCCACAAGGGCCAGCAGGAAACACAGGATCTGATGGAGCAACAGGTTCTACAGGTCCAACTGGACCAACTGGCGCACAAGGCGCAACAGGTGCAGCTGGTGCAGACGGAGCAGATAGTACTGTTGCAGGGCCGACAGGACCAGCGGGTCCAACAGGGCCAGCAGGTTCAACGGGGCCCACAGGTTCAACAGGTCCGCAAGGTAATGACGGATCTACAGGTGCTACAGGAGCGCAAGGACCACAAGGCGCAGTAGGCGATGCAGGGGCTACAGGAGCCACAGGTTCACAAGGTGCAGCTGGCCCACAGGGACAACAAGGCCCAGCAGGAAATGATGGTGCTACAGGGGCGCAAGGGCCACAAGGAAATGCTGGCAATGACGGTGCAGCAGGTGCAGCTGGTTCTACAGGATCGCAGGGCGCAACAGGATCGCAAGGCGCAACAGGTGCAACAGGTCCAGCTGGTGGGTTTACCACTAACTCAGATGCACAAGTTAATTCTTTAGGCGTAGGTACAGCAGCTAATAGTAATACTGGTGAAATTTTAGCTACCAATAACATTACAGCTTACTATTCAGACGAAAGGCTTAAAACTTTTTCAGGTACAATCCCCGATGCCTTGACAAAAATTACTATGCTTAATGGCTACTACTTTACTGAAAATGATCATGCTAGATCGTTTGGTTTTAACAACGATAAAGTACAGGTGGGTGTAAGTGCACAAGAAGTACAAGCAGTGCTGCCAGAAGTTGTAACTAAGGCACCGTTTAGTAATGAATATTTAACTGTCTGGTATGATAAACTTGTACCTCTTTTGATTGAAGGAATTAAAGAGTTAAAAGCAGAAGTAGAGGAGTTGAAAAGTGACACTCCAAAGTAGTGGTCAAATGAATTTTACTGACATTCAAACTGAGTTTGGTGGTACTAATCCAATCTCTTTGGATGAATATTACAGTGCTGCCAGTGGCCTACCTAGCAGCGGTCAAATTTCTATGAACCAGTTTTATGGAAAGAGTGCTGGTTGGGAGAGAACATTAACTGTTGGACATGTAAATGATCTTGGTTTCGCTGGTAGCATAGCTACAAACATGACTGGTTTTTGTACTAGAGATTGGACTGTAAACGGGCAGCGTTTTATTCCCCCTACTCCACAAGGCTCTTTTTCTGCTAACAACACTTTTATAAACGGCTCTGCCATTATAAATATGATGTTTAAGGTAGATTATGAAATTAAAGCAACTGCTGAAGCAAGTTTTAATTTAACTATTGCTGGTAATCATTCAAATTCTGACAGCACTTGGAGGCAAATTACAATGGATGGCCTCAGTTCGCAAAGTTTAGTTTTAAACAGATCAAGTATGGCTTTTATAGGTGAAGAATTTCCAGTGGCGGGAGGCTACCCATCCATACCTTATGCTACAACTTGGAAACTTTCATTAACATCAGGCACTGATATGACATATTTGAGTTCAATGTTTAGAACAACCTCAACGGCGACTGCAAACAACTCACTAGGAATTGGTAGAATACCAGTAAACATGGTTTCTAATTGGACGCTTGGCAGACAAATTACAGTAAAGGCGTATAATTAATGACAAAAGAAGAAACATGGTCAGCTTTTATTACTGAATGGGAGCGTAGGCTGTCTGAAAGTGGTGTTGTTGTAGGTTATTCTTGTTGCTTTGGCGCTGGTCTTTTAATGGAAGAACTTTGCTTTGGCGTAGGAACTAAGAAATTAGATAAAATGGTTGAAGGTTGGGACAGTGAGCAAAATGAAGCTGATGATTTAACTGATGATTTAGTTACAAAAAACAAGGCTAAAAAGCTGCAAGACGTTATTCGTAATAAATATTCTAATAGCGACTTAACCCATAGCTTTCCTTTGGATCGTTTAAGACGTTTAAACGATGATGAAGACCCTCAATTATGCGATATGAAAATGATTAAAAGAGTTCCAAACATAACTGCTATGTATTGGAACGGGTCTGAATGGGTTAGTCAAAGGGGAGACCAAACAGTAGGCCCATACCCTAGCGATATAGTTTATCAAGAATTAGGAACCTTTAGGCCCGTTAACTTTGATGGATGAAAGAAACTTGGATAGAGCATTCGCAAAAATAGAGTTTCTAGATAAACGGATCACTGTAATTGAGACGGAATCGCGTCTTCAATTCAAGGAACTATTTGTGCGTTTAAAACGTATTGAAGGAATTTTAGTGGGCGCTGCCTCGGCCATTATTATTTTACTTTCCTCAATTCTTTGGGGTTTAAACTAAGGCAGAAGGCCAATGGTGGCAGAAATACTTGCTGGTGCTGCGCTTGTAAAAGCATCGATTACAGGAATTAAAAGTGCTATTGGTGCAGCCAAAGACATTGGCGCAATTACTAGAGATATTGATAATCTATTTGACGCAACCAAGCAGCTTAAACGTGATGAAAAACAAGCTAAAGCTACAGGCGCATCTGCAACACAAATTGTTATAGATCAAGAATTAGCAAAAGAGGCTATTAAAGAATGCCAGGCGTTAGTGATTGGACGCTTTGGATTTAACGTATGGCAAGACATT